ACACTGAATAACCTGCAATTTCTGCTTCAAACCATCCTTGGCATTGTAGGCGCTATTGCAAATGCCTTTAGGGCGGCGTGGGAGCAGAACAACGTCGGCGAACAAATGTTGCAAACCCTGATGAATCTGCTCAATACCATAATCCAGATCATAGCATCCATTGGTCAGGCGTTCCTCGCCGCGTGGGAAAACGGCAATGCCGGACAGGCGATGCTAAGCGCGATCATGACGATGGTACAGCAGATAGCCAGTTTTGCAAATTCCATAGGGCAGGCATTTCTGATAGCGTGGAATGAAGCGGGACTGGGTCAATCCATTTTCTCGCATATTCTTTCCATCGTGCAAAACACCGCTGCGGCTATCGGCAATATAGCAGAACAGCTTCAAATTGCATGGGAGGCCAACAACAACGGCGTTCAGATATGGGAAGCAATTCTTGGCATTATTGATAGCATTGTCGGTACAATTGACCGTATCGTGCAAGCGACTGCGGCTTGGGCGGCAAGCATCAACTTCGAGCCGCTTCTTTCCGCTGTTGCGTCTACCTTAACTTCACTCAAGGGTGCAGTAGACGCGATAGGCATAGCGGTTCAATCAATATGGCAAAGCAAAGTACTGCCTTTCCTTACATGGGTGACCCAGACTGCACTTCCTGCATTACTCGGCCTCCTAACAAATCTGTTTAATTATTTGGCAGAGAATCCAGAAGTAATACAAACATTAATCGAATTGGTTGTGGCATTTGTTGCTGCGTGGAAAATTGCAGGAATTATATCCGGAATAGCTAAATTAGTTGCATCGCTTAATCCGATGGCGGTTGTTCTGGCTACGATTTTAGGTCTTGTAATATCTGTTACGGCAGCATGGGGAAACATGACAACCTTAGAAAAGGTAACGACAGTCATATATGGTGTTGTGGCAGCAGTAGCAGCGTTGGCCGTTGCGCTTGGGGCAATCACTGGCCCCGCAGGCGCGCTCTTAGCCGCTGCATCAATCGCAACGGGAATTGCAATGGTTATCCACAATATCAATAGCGCAAATAAAAGGGCTGCAACTGGTGCCTCTGTCAGCGGCAGAAGTATAGGGGGGTACGCGATGTCCGCATACTCTCTTGATAATCTCCCCCATCTCGCATCCGGCGCGGTAATCAGCCCCAATAATGAGTTCCTTGCCGTTTTGGGCGACCAAAAAGCAGGAACAAACATTGAAGCACCGCTTTCAACGATTAAGCAAGCGGTTGCCGAAGTTCTGGCAGAGCGCGGTGGAGCGAATGGGAATGCGCCTATCGATCTGTACATTGATGGTCAGAAATTCGCGCGCATTACCGGAAACTATAATTCATCCGAAACACGCCGCAGAGGGATGAATCTTGTGACAGGGGGTGCGCTATGATCCTGACCGTTGATGATGTGGAGTATGACGTACTCATTCCCACAGGTGGCGTAAAGCGCAGCTTTCAGGTTATGGATGGCGAGAACGCAGGGCGGGTAATGTCTGGCAGAATGACGCGAGATATTAAAGGTACATTCTATAACTATGAATTGCAGATATACCCCAAGATTGGCCACTATTCAGACTATGACAGTCTGTATGAAGTGCTTTCTGCTCCGGTTGACAGCCATATGGCCGTTTTACCATATGGTCAGGGCATGTCTACATTTGAAATGTATGTAACAACCGGACAGGATACGCTTGCACGCAAAAACGCAAGTGGAACCTACTGGACAGGGCTTTCTGTTCAGTTTATCGCTATGGAACCGCAGAGGACATGAATATGGGAAACAGAATCGAATACTTGGATAAAACCTTTGAGGGTACTGAAATAAAAAGCGGCAACCCTTACTACGCGCGGTCGCTTTTGTCGAGTTCTCTTGAGATCGACACGTTCAGTTTTGAGGTAACAAGCGACGATACGACGCTGACACAATTTCAAAGGAATACCCCATTGACGTATTTTCACGATGATACGCAAATGGGGACTTTTTATGTCCAAAAGATATCCAGAGAGAATATCAACACCTACCGCTTTGACTGCACCTCCACCGTCGGCCTGTTAGACGAATCCTATCACAATGGAGGCATCTATACCGGCCAGACGGTAGATGAGGTGGTTACGGATATTTGTAGTCCGTATCTTGTTATGGTAAAGAACAATATCAAGAGTATCAAGCTGTATGGCTGGCTCCCCATCGCCACAAAGCGCGAGAACCTGACGCAAGTCCTGTTTGCGATCGGCGCAACGCTCAAGGTGGATTATAACGGGGTAATCCGCATAGAGGGGTTATGGGATTCGCAGTCGGCAGAAATCGATGCAGACCATATGTACAGCGGAGGCTCGGTCGAATACGCAACGCCCGTGACGCAGGTTATCGTAACCGAGCACGCTTATAACCAGACCGCGACAGAAACCGTAGACCTGTTTGAGGGTACCGCATCGGCCGGCGATAAGATCACATTTGACGAACCGTGTTATGACCTCGTTGCAGACGGATTCAGCATTACGGAATCCGGTGCAAATTACGCGATTGTAACTGCGGGCAGTGGGAAGTTGACGGGCAAGAAGTATGTGCATACCACAAGACAG